CATCTGTGTAAAAACAAGTAAGTTCTGTTCCTTTCTTTATAGGTAATATTGCCCACATGTGAGTACCAAATCCTAATAGTTTTGGTCTGTCAAGTCTTGGATGTCTTAACAAAGCACAGTTAGGAGTTTCTGAATGATTAATAAATCCGCCCAATGGTGTCCTTACATAATCTCTACCGATCAAATCTTGTTGCTCTTTTATAAGAGATAGATGTGTTATACCTAGGTATGAACCAGCTGGTATATCTATTGCTGCATATAGACCATGGCCTTTACCTTCACTTGTCTTAACTTCTACACATTCTGGTAGAGCTTTATAATGGTGTTCTTTAAACATTAACTCTCCATCATTTTATCTAATGCATCATAATCGTGATCTTCAAACACTCTTATCTTAAACGTACCATCTTCTAAGTATTCTACTTCATGCGCAAAGTCATAACCTTGCTCAGTTAGTTTACCTACATTGATGGTGAATTGTCTATAGTCGTCTTTACTTAGTACTACTTCCGTCATTATCTCCCTCAACAAATTTTTCTAAATTAACCTTCTTCGTTTTCCTAGCAGCTTTCTTTTCTGCTTCTTTTCTTTCAAAGTTTTCAACGAAGTCAGTCATGTATGGCGTATGTAAATTAATATACGCTCCTTGATCTCCTTTCGATTCGCCTTCCATATGTGAGGCTAGTTCGTCAAAGACCAATGATCTTTCCAATGATTTGTGTTTGATATAGAGTTGTTTTTTCTCTCTTTGTATTCTTCGTAAAAATGCATAATATATAATTTGTGTAAAGTACGCAAAAGGGTTGGTTGATTTCTCTGGATTGAAGTTGCCAATATAATTGACACAGTTTTCAATACCATCACTAATCATCTCGTCCCTGTATGTGTAGTTTATGAAGTTAGGCTTAGTTGATAATCTTGTTGAGATTTTCAATAGGCACTCACCAATGTATTCAGGTATCCTTGGCTTCTCGCCATCAGACTCCTCAGCTTCTTTAACTGCATTGAGGTATTCAACCATCTCTGCATACAGCTTTTTATTGTCTACGTAATGTTCACTTTTTGCTCTTGGCATGATTTAATGTATAGTTGTGTTTGCATTAGGATCTTGAAGTGTTTCATAGTATTCCATCTCTTGTTCAATATCATCTTGTTCTCTTCTTCCCATTGCATCCTTTAATGTTTTGCTGACTAACTCTTCTAATCTGTTTTGTTCATCTAAAGATATGACAGCTCCTCTTTCTTTTGTAAACCTTTTAAAATGGTTTATTGTATTATCCTCTAAATCGTATTCTAAGGCAACGATTTTTTCCTTTTTTATTGTGGCAGTATTCTTTTTGGTAAACATTAGCCAATGTGAAACTGACAACATAGGACCTAAAGCTGAATTGTTTTTATGAACTAAGACTGGATTTCTTACTGTAATCTCTAAAGGTGTTGGACCTTCTTCAACAATTGCAATGAGTTCTTCACCGCTTGTTAGTTTTATAGTTGCTAAATTCTCCATTAGTTTTTTAATGCCACCTTATAGATTTTATAGTTAAACTTCTCTTCATTATACATCTTAACTCTTTCTGCAAAATGTTCTAATGTATAATTCTTTTTAGACTTCCATGCCATGTTATCTGCAATATCAAATAACGTTGCAACTTCTTTACCATCACCTGTTCTAAGACCTCTACCAATACTTTGCAGTACTCGGATCCTAGACTTAGATGGAGAACAAAATACTATATTATGTAATCGCTTAATATTGATACCTGTACTAAAGGTTCCAAAGCTAGCAACTATGATAGCATTCTCTTCATCTTCAACAATATGTCTTATCTCTTCTCGAGAAGTTCCATCTACCTCTCCAGAAACAAAAAACACTTTCCTATCTTTATCAATACTATTTCGTATAGTTGATTCAATTTGATCATATAATGGCTTCCCATGTTTCTCTACAAATTGATATAGCATTAAAGTATTACCATTTAAACTCAATGCTAAGTTTTTAAGGAACCTATTTCTTGATTCATTGCGAACAAGAAAGTCTACCTCGTCTTGGTATTTATCTTTTATATGTTGTTTCTTAACTGGATCTGGGTATTGTAATTCAATACATTTTACATTAAACTCTGATAGTGTTCCTTTCTTAATTAGTTCATCTGTTGTAGTCACTTTCTCTACTGAACCAAATAGGCCTTCTAAAACTAATCTATGTGTTTGTGTTCCATCTAATGTTCCTGTGAAACCAAATCTATATGGAGTATCAACTAACTTAGTCATTATAGATGTTAATGATTTACTTTTAAATTGATGAGCTTCATCTCCTATAACTACATCAAACTGTTCGAACCATTTCTTTGGCATCTTATGAATAGACTGCCATGTACTAATAGTTAATAGATGTGATGTATCTTTTTCTACGCCTGCAGTTATTAAATGTGGATTACCAACATAACCATATGACTTAAAGTCTCCAGCCATTTGTTGTACTAATGATATTGTTGGTACAATGATAAGTGTCTTTCTACTTAGGTATGCAGCTAATAGATATATGATAAGTGATTTACCACTTGCAGTTGGCGATAACATCAATGCACGCTTCTTCTTCACTGCATGAGCAAAAGCATCCAATTGATAGTCACGGACTTCAAATGGTAAATCGAGTTTGCTGGCAAATTGTTTAGCTTCTGCAATACTAAACTCATCATCAGCATAAGCTGGATCTATTTCTAATTTGTAATCTCTTTCATCACAGAATTTTTGTACGTGTGGAAGTAAGCCAGCATATATCTTTTTGGTCTGTGCATTAAATAATCTTATCTTACCATCCCAGAATTTATTTCTTACTGCTGGCATGAATTGCATTCCAGGAACAGTGAAAGTAAAATAATCTGCTAGTTCAAAACATGAACCACCATCACAGTCTACTGTCATGTAAACTTCGTTTACTTTCTTAACTGTTAAAGTTTCCATTAGATCCCAACTTTAAACTTTTCCCAATTGATGGCAGCGTTTATATTAAAGCCTCTGCCGTTCAAAGATTTGATAATAGATTCTAAGAAATCTACTTTCTCTTTTTGCATGGCTAGTTTAAGTTGACTGTCAACCCAATCTTGGTTTCTGTCAATGTAAAGTGTAATATCTGATTTGAGTATTTTTAATTGAAAAGGTTCCCATCCTTTTTCTTCACACATCTCATAATCAAAATTACCTTGATAGTATTCCCATAGGTCTGTGTATAGTTGTTTAGAAACTAATTCCATTTGTCTTAGTTTCAATCTTTCTGTAGAGAATATTTTAAAGTACTTAGAATGTAGTTGTGGGATCTTAGATGCTTCTTCACCAAGAGCCGTTCTATCTACTTCTGCGTCTTTACTCCACAGTGTTTGTATTTCTTGCAGTGTCATATTTTTTCTCATAATATAATCTAATTGTTGCCTTTCGCCACACAGCAACAAAGAATAATATACTTGTAGTGGCTATTGTAATCTGAAACGCATTAAAAGACAACAGTTCAAGACAAATATATACAATAATAAAGTTTAAAGGAAACATAATCAATGTCCCTAAAAACGTATCTACTATTGCTTCTTTAACTGCTCTTTTCTTTTTTTGATTCACTTGTACTCATAATTAACCTGTAGTTTCAATATCGAACTTTCTGAATTTAAAAGTTGCTGTAGTCTCAACATAATCAACATCAGAGAGTGTTGTATCAAATGGTACATCAGAGATGCTTGTTGGAAACATATCTGTAAACCTGACATACCTGTTTGGATTCATTGCACTGTTTAATACTACTAATGTTCCATCACTGAAAACTTTATCATCACTTGTTGGTGAGCTAGCTTCATTGCCCCATGCTTTTGAATCATCAAAGTCATCTATTCTTGTTATTGATTTAATCCAGTTAAATATTTCAATATAGTTATCCATATTTTCATCTACTCTAAAAGTCACAACAAGGTCACCAAACGTAACTAAGTCACCAGGCATTTGCAACTTAGCTGAAAATGGAGTTCCAATTGGAAACTCTCCAACTGTTAAAGATGGTATAGCCACACGCTGAACAAAGAAGTTCACCGTTGGAAGTTTCTTGATCGTAAACTTAGCACCTAAAGGTGATAAGAAGTTTGTAGTTTTTGGTGCTGTACTTAGTGCCATAGTAGTATTTATATTAAAGATAGAGGGGCATTACGCCCCTCTTATAATTTACTTACTGTTTACAAAGTCATTAAATTGTTTTGCAACATTAATAACATCTTGTGCAGTCATTGGAGTCATTAACTCCGTAGGGTATTCTGGCCAAGGAACATCTTTCTGTTCTTGTGCTCTACAAACCATATTGTGATATTTGTCTGTGATTGCGTGTCTGTTATCTTGCAATAACCCCTGAGCTTGCGAAAGCAAGTCGGCTCTTATTTCAAAGCCTGATTTATTATCTGACATAATTCCTCCTGTGTGTGTATGTGTCAATGTAGTATTATACTACAGGAGTATTTATATGTCAACAATAAAGTTTGTCAAAAACTAATTTTGCTTCTTGTATTGTGTATGGTTCTTCACCGTATGCTTTTTTCTCATAACAGTTCATGTCAAACCAAACATGGAAGTTTTCCATTACAGATAAACTTTTATCATATACAAATTCTGGCATTATGCTGCCCTCGCTAGTTGTTTATTGATAGTAATGATATCCTGAAGAAGATTTCTTGCAGCATCATTAGTATACTCAGAGAACCCTTGAAGGTACATGAAGTATGATGGATCATACTGAGCATCCTCATCATCTTGAACTACCCATCTAAGAGCTTGCATTCTATTCTTTGCACCAAGTTCTTCTTGGATCCAGAATAGTCTTTCTTCAAACTCTTCGAGTCTTTCAACTTCACGAGCCTTCTCAAGCTCATACTGCTCGTTAGCATATTTGTTGAGCTCATCAAGATCAACTCTAAGCTGCTCGACAGTTCTATTGTTATAGAAGTCGCCTCTAGGTCTCATACCATAAGCACGCTTGTACTCGTCTGAGATATACTGGAGCAGTTGCTCCTTCTCTGATAATTGATCCCACTCTTTCATTACGCTACACTCCTTTGGTTTGTATATTTAACTTCCTCTTGGAAAGCATTCTCACCTGGTACAAATCTTACCATCCATTCACCAGTGTCTTCACACTTGAATCTTTTAGTTGTAACATTTGCCCAAAACTCGTCATTACCTTTCTCTTGTAAGACAGCTGACTTGATCATCTGATCCTTAGTAATGTATCCACAGAGATAGAAGTCAAGCAACATATCACCGAAAGGTACTCTACCATTAGACTTCCATCTAACAATGTCACCATCAAAGAAAGCATCCTTAGCTCTACCTTCAATTGAATCACCTTCGTATGAAGGAAACTTTGCAGAAAGTCTGTCTGCTTCAGTAGCATTCTTGTTAGTAAACAAACCAACTTCAGCTCCATATGGAATAGCTCTGTAGCTTCTTCCAGCTAAGTTGTATTGGTCATCAGGCGATACGCCATTAGATGCTTCTCTCCTAGGATTACTTTCCCAGTTATAGTAGTCTTTTACGATTTCAAAATTTTCCATGCTAATTTTCTCCTTACTTTTTTGCCTTAACATACAACTATTATACTAAATTCTTGATTTGAAGTCAACAGTTTATCCAAAATTAATTTGTAATTGTTTAGGCTCTAATGACTTGATATATTCATATGTCATTTCTTTGACAGCAATATTCTCATCTGGCCATACATGTCTCCACTCAGTGAAGTATCCTGAGATTCCAATAGCAGAATTATCTCCACCTCTACCTTCGTCCCATAACTCTAACTTAACATTATCAAAGTCAGTTATTCTTACAAACATTAGTGGAAATCTTTCATCTCCTTTTGGTCTGTCAAAGTCTATATCAAAAGGTCTAAACATAATACCTTCTTCAGATAACTTAGTTATCATTCCATGATAGTGTTTACCATCAAGTACAAATTGAGCTGGGTCATATTGACGTACACTCCAATCGTTAAACTTTTCTACGAATTTCATTATATAGACCTCGCTTCTAATATCTCATCAAACAACTGTTCCATAACAAGTTGTCTAGCATAGTCCATTGGACCTCTGCCATTATTCTCTACACCAGTATACCCAGCAACAATTGTTAGGTTTTCTGGAGTAAGAGCTTTAGCTACCTGAACATCAGTCATTTCTGCTACTGCATCCATCACTTCGTCAGCTATCATATCGTTTGCAAAATTACTCATTTCTTTCTCCTTACTTAACATACAACTATTATCCTAAATTCTTGATTTGAAGTCAACAGTTTTTGAACAAAAAAAAGGGACCAAAAAGGTCCCTTTTAAAAAATATGTAAAAAAGATTACATAATGTTTTTAACTAATACTCTTCTGTAGTATTTGTTTGCGTTATCATCTAATGCACCTGCTGCTGATAAAGCATCTGTTCCTCTTGCAAAAGGATTCTCAACCACGCCGTAACGAGTTT